ATCTTAGGCAATTTTTACCTAAGTAAAATCGACATCAAGAAATTTTTCAAAACCACTTGACAAATCACACAGCAGTGTGGTATAATAGAAAAGAGAATATTAAAAAACCGGTTCTTTTAGATTAAGGAGAAATGTATGTTTTGTGATAAGTATTATGGTGACTATGGGTATTATGCTACGAGATTCCCTGTGGAGTACGATTTTGCTGTGAAATGCTCGTATAAAGAAGCAAAAGTCGCATTAGCTGACGAACATGTGCCAAGATGGATTAAAGAAATTCTAACAGACCGAATTAAGAATGACCTCAAAGATGAAAAGGAAAAAATGGAATCAGAAGAGCAAAAGAGGGTAAGCGACAAACGTAATTTTCTTAATGCGTATCCAAACGCTGATATTTGTATTGTAAATCTTGCATTAGCAATTTATGGCGAAAATAGCAAGAGAATGATGTGTGACAAGATTTCGCTTGACACTGCGCTTGACGAAGCATTTGAACTTTATAAAAGACATTTTGATTAAGGAGAAATAAAATGAGTTCTAAAGTTACTATGACACCGCATGAAATCGCTGAATTGGCTAACTCTGTTGCAAGTGGTCTTGCGCGGAACGAAGCATTTATTGCATTTATTATTGAAAAACGTGGTTCAAGCGCAATTGGTCGTGAAATTGCTGAGAAAACCAAAGATGCAGTTTCTGAAATTGCGTGGTAATTTTTTAATAAAATCAATCTTTCATTAAAAATAAGGAGTGTAGCTTCTGACAACGAAAACAGTGGCAAATCAGCGAATTATTGATTATGCTGATTATAATTACGAAAGATTCCCAGTGGAATTAGTTCGTCATTTAGAGCCATGTGAAATTCAATTCTATATGTACTTGTGGAGCATGAGAACAAGAAATATTACAAAACTTGTCCTCTTTTCCGCACACGTCATGGAAGATACTGGTATGTCTTACAAGACATATAATAAAGCATTTCACAATTTGGTTAGAAACGGCTTTCTGGTTCTTGATGAGCTAAATACATATACATTCTGTCCTGACAGATATAAAGTGTCTGATGATGAACTGTTAAAGTTAATTTACGAATACATATTTAAGAATTATCCAGAGAGTAAACGTAAAAAAATTGATATTGGATTGTTCGTAAGATATGAGGACGAACTGGATATTTTTCCAGAATCACATGTTGACGAGAATATTGATTATTTAGTAAATTTTGGTGGACAAGATGAAGATTTACCATTTTAATGGAGAAGTTGAGATGTACGAGATTAACCATGATTTAAAAGAAGTAATTGTAGACACCACAAAAGTTCCTATCGGCAGTATGGAAGATAGGATTATTAGGGGACTCATGAATCGTGGCTATACTATTAGAGAGCGTAGTAAGTGTACTGCTCTTGTTCCGGTTGATGATGCTCAAAAGTCTCAGATGTATAAAAAGTTTGAGGTGTTGTATCAGATGCGGAAAACCGAAACAGGAGAGTTTGGCAAGGAGAAATATGTTGCCAGACTCTTTGCGAAGTGTGCTGACGATGTGTGGAACTCCATGGAGTCATCGTTTGTAAAAATTGTTGCTGTATATGGAGTTAGTAAAACACGCTCTGATTATCTAAAGAAGCATAATAAGAAATTTCATGCGATTGGGGTGAATTGAGGATGTACTATTATGATGTATCGTACCGTCTGGAAGATGGAAAACTGAGATGTATGTATATTATCAGTTGTAACGAATATAAGAATGGTGTTCCTCCTTTTGTCTATGAGAAACAATACCCTGAATCATGGAAAGATGTTCATGCTTGTTTGGCGAGTGAAAGCAGGGTGAACTTTATTAAGTGGAGACAAGGAAGGATGTATCGTTAATTTGTTGCGATTGTTGGAAAAAGGATTGTAAAAATCGTAACCATAGTTTTGCGTATATCGACAGTAGTATACTGGATGTGATAGTGTAGCTGAATCTAAAAGGATATACGACAAAATTCTGTTGTGGCGGTCATGTGTCAAATGCAGATAATTCATTCATGCCGCCATCAATATACATAATGTTTGAGGAGAATGTGAAGCTACCTAGTGTTCCTAAAGGTTTCGTGTATCTAAACTATTATAATCAGATACAAGCGACTTGTCTATTTTTTGGAAATATACTTGACGAACAACGGTGGCTTGATAGAAAAAGGGAGAGCCTGAAAGAATGGATTACGAGTCTTTGATTTATGATTTTGCTGGTTCGTGCAGAAGAAAAGATTTTGAAAAGGCTGCGTTCTTCTGCGATGCGCTTGATACGTTTTATGATATAGCGAAGTCTAAATATAAAGATGATGCAGAAGAACACTTTAGACATTTGTTATCTGGCGCAGAGGTGTACTATGATTCTGGCATTGATTTTGCAAAACTGCGAAAGAATTTACGTGGTGTTTTGGATGCTACATCAATGATTATTGTTGAAGATGAGTACGTGTTATACGATGATACACAAGGTAAGCGAGTATATATCGACAGAAGAAGTTTTAATAACGATACAATTTATTCTATTTTTGAGAGGACTAAGGGTGAATTTTGAGTAATTATGATTAAGTCTAAGCGCAGTGGAGATATTCTTGATACAGATATGCCTATTATTGCCGTATCTGTTACGACTACAGGAGAAGATATTCCTAAGATTTTAAGAGCATATAAAGAATGCCTTTCTGAATATAAGTCTATATTAAAGAAATCGTCTACTGTAAAAAGTCTTGTTGGTCGATGCATCCCTGTTTTTAATAGAGATGAAAAGTGCTTCGCACTGTTGTTTGATAAGAACTGTGATGAATCCGCAAGTAGAGAAGCAATTGCACAGCTTGAATATTATAGTAATGTAACCAACTGTTCTGTTGCTTTTAGAGCTTGTGATTTTGACCCATTTTTGATGGAGGAGGTTTTAACTTGCGAAGTAGAGGAATGGATATAAAACCTAGATGCTTTAGGTGTGGAAAAGAAGCTGAAGAGCTTTCAGCTGTGAGCATCAGATGGAATACGTATAAAGGTTCTGGTAGTTGTTTCGCAGCTTTATGTAACAATTGTATTGATGATATTGAACCGCAAGTTAAATTGTTTACAGAAGATATTACAAAGGACGTGAATAAGTAATGATTCAGATTAACAAGCAGTATGCAATAAATCCATCGAAGTGGTCTTATGACCTTGTGCATTTTACTACTGATAAAGCTGGTAAGTAGGTAGCAGAAACGCTTGGCTACTACCACGATTTTAATGCGGCATTAAAAGGTTACATTAAAATCAGAGCTAGGCGTAAGCTATCATAGAAAGATATGTCGGTAGTGGAAGCAATTAAGGAAATTGAATCCATCCGTGATGAGGTGAAATCCATCTTGGGTGGAGGTGAATCCGATGGTTGATAGTATAATAGAGTTTGCTAATATTCATCCGTGGTTAACAGCAATGCCATTTATAGTAATGGCTGTTGCCTATCTATTTATGTTGAATAATCGTGATACGTTGAGGTGTAGAATACTTGCGCTTGATGCAATTCGTGATTATAATATAGATGGATATGTTCTGGACGGAAGGGATAAGTGGAAACGGTTGAACTACGAAAAAGTAATGCAGCCGTATTCTTATACTTGGTTTGCATTTGTTAAAAATGCAGAAGCGGTTATAAAACCACAATATCTTGATAGGTTGACTATCTATTTTGAAAATGCAAAAAAGTTTAGGAGATTTGATTGATGTTCGACATCGACATTGAATATATTAAATGCACTTTGTTTTGTTCTAATCTTAGAATGCAAAGTAAGAAAGCTCTCAAAGAGTGGGCATTGAATAATTTCAGAAGTAAGGAGACAGATGAACTTCTGAAATTTTTGCTAGACAAAAACGTAACGACTGGTATATCTAGTGCAAGATTGAGCAAACATTTAGCAAAGAAATTAGACCCTCATATTAACATGACGTTGCTAGATGTGTGTAAATATATTATGGACAACCCGGCGAATGATAATACGCTTTGGGTGGTTCAGTCATACGTGGAAAAGGTAAGACTTGCTTTTGAGGGTAGACCAACCTTTAACAATGAAATGGCGTTTATACATGACGTGTTCACTAAACAACTGCGTCTTGGTGTTGACGCGAAAACTGTTAATAGCGTGTATAGATGCAAGTTAATTCCAGTATTCGATGTCCAACTTGCAAAATCTATTGATAATGTTAAGATTCCGCATGGCGAGTGGTTTTCCGTTAGTCAGAAAATTAACGGGAATAGATGTATTTGTTATCGTGGAAAAATGTATAGTAGACAGGGTAAGTTGTGGACTGGACTAGACCACATTATGTCAGATTTAAAGAAGTTGGAAGTGGAACTTCCGGTTTGGTGTCTTGATGGGGAACTTGTATACAAGAATAGCGAAGGATTGTCGGATAACGATGCTTTTACGAAAGGCACTGGTATTTTGAATAGTCCAGATTCTGATAAGTCTTGTATCAAGTATGTTATTTTCGACTGGATTTCTAACAGAGATTTTGATAATGGTGTTTCGCAGGATTCGTACAAGGCTCGTAAGGATTTGTTGATTGAATTATCTTACGACATTCATCGTCTCGGCATTGAAAATGTTGAGGTTGTAAGATTTTTCTATGAAGGTACTGATGAAACAAAGATTGACTATTGGCTTGACCGCGCCACGAAAGCTGGTATGGAAGGTGTAATGGTGAATTATGATGTTCCGTATCAGTGTAAGCGCAATTCTGGTATTCTAAAAGCAAAGCGATTCTATACAATGGACTTGCCAATTCTCGGTTTTGAGGTTGGTAATGGCCGTCTTTCAAACACTCTTGGCAAAGTTTATGTAGAGTATAAAGAAAATGTTGTTGGAGTTGGAAGTGGATTTAGTGACGAGTTACGTTCTGAAATCTGGAATAACAAAAGGAAATATCTTGGCAGCATTATCGAAGTTAAGTATAAGAATATATCTAAAGACAAAGATACCGGTATGTTGAGTCTGCAATTTCCCGTTTTCGTTAGATTCCGAGATGATAAAAATGAGCCGAGTTATGACTAAGGAGATTAAATATGTCTGATAAACTTGTTATTATTGATATGCAGAACGACTTCCATCCTAGCGATACTGTTGTGCAAAAGATTGTAGAGAAGATTGAGAAGTATAAATCAAATAAATGTAAGATTTACATGACAATGGACACGCATAATATGGATGAATATGATTCGTTGCCAGAATCTAAGAAATATCCAATTCATTGTGTAGATGGTACTTCTGGACACGCGCTTGTGGATAGGATTGGATTGGCACTTGCGCTCTACCGGCATGATTGCACTATTTGTTACAAAAATTCTTTTGGTTCTACAGAACTTGTAAACGCATTGCTTCGTGATTGTGTTCCGGGCGACAGAATTGAGATTTGTGGCGTTTGTGCTGACATCTGTGTTGTTTCAAATGCTCTTATGATTCGTTCGGCACTTTATAAGAATGAAGTGTTTGTGGATTCTTCGGCAACAGAAGGTACGACTGTTGATGCGGCCAATGCAGCATTTACAGTTATGAGAAATTGTAACATTATTGTAAACTAATTCGTGGGCGCACTGCGCCCATTTATTTTTGAAAACAGCTTGACAAATCTCTGATTTTTTGGTATAATATTGGTGTAAAAGACACATATAAAGGAGTTGAAGATACTATATGTGCGTTATTACAAAGATTTTTGAGGTAGTCCTTATGACTGCTGGTGTTATGATGTTTCTTATGGCTGGATATAGAGTTGTAACCTATATCCGTAAGAATAAGAAGGAGAAGTAATTATGTCGGTATACGTAACAGGAGATACACATTCGTATATTGATATTGACAAGATTACTCCAAGTCATTGGCTTGAATCTAATAATCTAACAGAAAAAGATACACTTATCATCTGTGGTGACTTTGGCTTTGTGTGGGATGATGGATTTAGTGATAGATGGTGGCAACAGTGGTTCTTGCGTAGGCCATATATTACTTGTTTTTGTGCCGGAAATCACGAATGCCACCCGATGATTGAAAAATATCCTTTGGTTGATTTTCACGGTGATAAAGCGCACAAAATTAACGACCACATCTATTGCTTTGTGCAAGGTGGTATGTATGATTTTGACGGAAAAAAGTTTTTTAGTTTTGGAAAAGCGCAAAGTCATGACAAGTGGTATAGAAAAGAAGGCGTTGACTGGTGGCGTGAGGAAATGCCATCAGATGCAGAATATCAGTATGGAATTGATACATTAGAAAAATATAATTATAAATGTGATTATATAATCAGTCATTGCGCTCCAGATTCCGTTATGGATGTTATCGGCAATGGCGAATATAAACATGATAAGTTGACAAATTTTTTGCAAAAAGTTGTTGCTGAAGATGTTAAATTCGACCATTGGTACTTTGGTCATTATCACATGGATTGTGATGTTGATGTAAAAGATGGAAACAAATATACTTGCGTATATCAAAATATTTATAAGGTGGTGTAATAATGAAGGATATTAACAAGTTTCAGGATGATTGGTTCTCGGCAAAGAAAACTCAGAATAAGCGTGTAGCTGATACTCTTGGTTTTTTGTATGCGGCTATGCAAAATAAGAGAATTGAGCTTGGTAGAATGTTGACTACGGACGAAATGATTTCTGTAGTAAAAAAGCAGATTAAGCAGATTAACGAAACGCTAGAGTTTGCAATCAAGGGTGATAGGGTAGAAACTGCCGAAAAGTGTCGTGACGAATTGGCAATTTTGTCCGATTATTTGCCTGAAGAATTATCTTATGATGACATCAAGGCACGTGTTTCAGTGCTTGTTGATTCTAGCATGAATAAGGGACAGGCAATGAAGGCTGCTATGGGTGCTTTGCGTTCTATGGCAGATGGTAAGTTGATTGCAAAAGCGGTAAGCGAGGTGCTTGCTGGTGTCTAAGAATACAAAAACTACCACAACGGGCATAAGTCTTTTGGGCGTATTGCAGATTATTTTTATTGTTCTCAAACTCTGCGGTCTGATTGACTGGTCTTGGTGGAAGGTGTTTATCCCTATGTGGATTGACCTTGGAATTATCGCAGGATTTCTTTTGCTTTATCTTGTCATTCTTATCATTGCTTATATTTACGATAAACTCTCGTGGTAAAAGAAAGGAATTATTATGAGAATGGAATTTATCAGTATTGGTGATATTGTTCGTGACAATTCCTGTGCATATTCTTGCATCGACAAGGTTGTTGGTGTTAGATATAATAAGTATGGAACTTTTTACAAGATGTGTTCTAGTGGTTTGTATGTAGCAAGTGACAAGGTAGAGAAGGTGGTTTACCCTGATGACTAAGATGGTTATTGTAGTTAGGCGAGACTTACACATGAGGAAAGGTAAAGCAATTGCACAGGCTTGTCACGGTGCTGTAAATATTATCCTAAAAGCCCTTGACAGGGATGGCTTGCCGTGGTATACTGTTGGTGATGGACGGATAGTCGTTGATGGTGATTCGGCACTGTCTGAATGGTTCTCTGATTCATATACTAAGGTTTGTCTTTATGTTGACAGTGAAGAGGAACTTCTGAATCTAAAGAAGAAAGCAGACGAAGCTGATATCATGACGAGTTTAGTTCGTGATAACGGTACTACAGAGTTCCACGGAGTTGAAACCTACACTTGTCTTGTATTTGAACCGCTGGATTCACGAGTAATTGACCCTATTACTGGTAATCTCCCTCTGTATTGAGAGGTGAATCTAATGGAGTCTTATAAACTTGCACAGATGGTGTAGGTAATAAAAGAGGACGAGGGTATTTGCCCGTTGACGTTCTCTGAGATTATGCAACATCATGGTGGATGTGTATTTGTTCTCGGTGAGAAGTGTGGCTATGGTACTGTAGACGTAACTAAGATGGCTGTGCTTTTAGATGGCGAATATGTTGATATTCATGGTTGTGGTACTGAATTTTACGCTTACGATATTAGGCCGTATAGCGTGAAATGAATTTTAAAAATATAAAAGTAAAAACAAAATGTAATACGTCGCCCTTCATATTGTAAAGAATTGTAACGATATACAATTTTCAAAAAATAACAAAAATTCTACGTTGCAATTATAAACAAAAAAATGTCGTTATCAGCAACTAAATACGGATAAAGGATGACTTCATATTATGCAGAATTGTAACGATATACATTTTTGATAATTTGTGGTTAGATTTGACTTGTGCACACATCATGTCTAAACTGCAAATATACCAATAATTCATTGGTTGTTCTAATCCCATATTGGTAGTGTAATTATCCTTAAAATTGTATCATACAAAAAATAGCTTGCATTGTGTCATTTATCAATGTTTGTTAGTAAAGGACAATTTGCTTTAATAAGAGATAGATAGCAATAAATAATAAATTAGCACGAAAGGATAAATTGTTATGATTATTGATGGAAAGAGAGCTTTATGCCTTACCGCGTCAGCGGTAAACAAAGGGCGCATCACAATGTAAGAATAGCTTTATTTGATAAGTAGAAAGGATAGGTTAAATATATGATTATTAACGGTAAGAGAGCACTGTGTTACGTAACTAAGATTGATGATATCTCCCCTCTGGATGGTTATGATAGAGTAGAGTACGCTAGAGTAGGGGGATGGGGAGTCATTGTTTCCAAGGCTGACCAGTTCAAGCCCGGAGATAAGTGTGTTTATTTTGAGGTTGACTCTAAGGTAAATGCAGACGACCCTCGGTTTGCTTTTATGGCAAAGCGTGACTATAAGGTTAAGTGCATTAAGATGTGCAAGGTATACTCTCAGGGCTTGATTATGCCCGTAAGCGCATTTGACGAATTAAAGGACGCGAATATCGGTGACGATGTTACTGATATTTTGAAGATTCGCTATTCTGTCGAAGAGGATAATGCTCGTAAGTCTGATGTAGTTGAAAAGAAATTGACTTTCTTCGAGCGCATTAAGAATTTCTTTACCGGCAAGAAGGTAACTAATCCTCGCAAGTTCCCTACTAAGTTTGAATACGTAAAGAAGTCGGATGAAGAGCGTTGCTTAATTGGCGATACTAAGATTCTTACCAACATTGGCAATATTAGAATTGCCGATATTGTAAATAAGAATCTCGACGTTTTGGTGGCATCTGTGAACGCAAATGGCGAAATTGAGTGGAAACCTATTGTTGGTAGGCAGAAACTTGCATCAGAGCCTAAGATTGAAATTGGTTATCCTTATCGCGCTGGCTGTGCAAAGCTAAATCATGTCGTATGTTCTTACGACCACAAGTTTATGACTCAGGATGGTTATAAGACCGCATACGAACTCTCTATGTCTGATAAACTTTTCATGTATACGAACTGTTATTCAGATGACGTTATTCCTTTTATTTATGGTTCGATTCTTGGTGATGCAGGAGTTTACCATGATGCTAGGGCAGAAGGTGACGGTATAAAGATTAACTTTACGCAGGGTGAAGCACAGCGCGAATATCTTAATTTTAAGATGGAGTATCTTGGTTGCGAAGATTCGCCTGTCTATCCTATGAAGAGCGGATATGCAGATACCACTGTTTATCGTTTTTGCTTGAATATGGATGGCAATATCAGCAATCATGTTCTTGAGGATTGCTGGAACGGGACTGAGGTAGTCTTGACTAATAAGATGTTTGAAAAGATTACTCCGCTGTCGCTTGCTATTTGGTATCTTGATGATGGTACTTTGATTAAGAATAATCATGACGGTGGACGTGCAAAGATTTCTACTTGTGCCTTCTCTCTTGAGGAAAACAAGATGCTTGTCAATATGCTGAACGATAAGTTTGGTATTGTCGCTACGATTATTAACGATAAAGGCTACTATACCTTGGCGCTTGATACCGAGAACACAGATAAGTTTATGGGTATTATCTGTGGTTATGTGCCTAACTGTATGCGGTACAAGGTGACTAATAAGTTCGCTAATGCCGAATTTATTTTGGATGGCGTTGTTCATAAGAAGTCTTATAGAACTATCGTAGTTCCTGTAAAGAGTGTGAATAACTATAATGGTAAGTTTGTGAACGGTAGTTTGTATGATATTACCGTTTCGGATAATCATAATTTCTTTGCAAATGGCGTTTTAACCCATAACTGCGAGAATATGCCATTTATTCTGAAGGACAAAGAGCCTTGGATTAAGACTCAGAAGATTGATGGAACTTCTTCTACGTATATTATGGAGAAGAAGCCGTTTGGTCGTTGGGAGTATTATGTATGTTCTCGTAATGTACGTCAGCTTGACCGTGAGCAGTTTACTTGGCACAACAAGGGTGGAAATTCTGAATCCAATGTATACTGGGATATGAACGACAAGTATCATATTGACGAGTTCTTAAAGCGCTACATTAAGGATAATAACTTGAAGTATGCGGCATTGCAGGGCGAAACCGCTGGCCCTAATCTTCAGGGTAATCCTCATAAGTATGGTGAAGTACGTTTCTTTGGTTACAATTTGATTCGTTCTGACGTTGGGCGTATCAATTCTTTGGATGCAAAGAAGATTTGTAATGCTAATGGCATTGACTGGGTTCCTATCGCAGATGAGCACTATATCTTGCCTGATGATATGGAAACTTTAAAGCTGGATGCTGACGGTGAGTGTATTGTTGGTACTGGCTTGCGTGAAGGTTGGGTTTATCGTAGCCTTGACGGTCAGCGCTCTTTTAAGAATGTTAGCCGTAAGTATATGATGAAGCATGACGAGTAATCTAAAATAAGGAGAAGATGCCGATACTATCTTTAATACGAAGAAAAGTCGGCGTTATTTATTAAATGGCATATTATACCTACGGACAGTTGGTAGACAAAATAAATAATGGCGAGGTAATTTACTTCGTTAATGCTGAATGCGATATTATAGAATTTTCTTTTGATGGTCATTATAAAATGACAATATCAAATCTAATGAAAGT